AGCAGATGAAAAAGGTTTTTGGCAGCAAAGAGGAGCATTAGGAATGCTTCATTTGATTATAGAATTGGAGTCAGTTTTTGAAAGAGAACTAGAACAAACCAAGGAAGATGATAATGTTGAATGACTATAAATGTTCTCTTTGTGATTATATTGAAGAGAAGTGGTCTTCGGAAAAAGAAATTGAATGTACTTTTTGCGGTGGCCTTTCTACAAGAATTATTTCGGGCGGGTTTTTCTCATTACCTGGAATAGACCAAGGCTTTCCTACTACCGCCGATAAATGGGCAAAGAGACATAGGAAAGCAAATAGATCTAATCTGAAAAGATTGGGTATACCATGTTAGTTCCCCTTTGAAGGGTTAAAACGAGGAAGAATGTATGGCTAATAAAATAGTAGATGTGGACTCAGAGGATTTGAAAGATGTTGACTATTCGGATCTGACAAGTCGATTGGAAAGTGAAGAGAAAACTAGTGAAGAGGCTCGACAAGCCGGAACTCAAGGCGTTGAAAATAAACCTATTGGTGGAGAAGAATCAGAGTTTCCTCTCAAGTTTAAAGGAAAATCTGTAGATGAGATTTTAAATTCTTATCAAAACTTAGAACAACAGTATGGTAAACAGGGCAATGAGTTAGGAGAGCTAAGAAAACTAGCCGATACACTTATCCAGAAAAATCTACAAGAGGCTCAATCTCAACAAGTACAGAATGAAGAGGCTGCCTTAACGGAAGACGACTTCCTAGAAAATCCTTTACAGGCTGTACGTCGGGTAGTTGAGGAGGCATTACAACCAATCAAGGGTGCTATAAATCAAACGCATACTGAAAGTACATTACAGCGTTTGCAAACTAAGCATCCAGATGTAGGAGAAATTGTAAATAATACACAATTCCAACAGTGGGTAATGGCTAGTACTCCCCGGCAAGATATGTGGTTAAGAGCAAGTAATGGAGACTTTGAGTATGCTGATGAATTGTTTTCACAATACAAAGAGCTAACTCAGACTGCCCATGAAAAGCAAACAGAAGAGGTACAGAAAGAAAGAGAGCGAGAACTTCAAGCCGCTACAACTGTATCAGGAGGGTCTTCGGCGGATGTTGGATCTTCGGGTTTACCGATTTATAAAAGATCAGAACTTATCCGTTTACAGATACAAGATCCTCAAAGATATGCTGACCTTGCTCCAGAAATTTATAAGGCATACAAAGAAGATAGAGTTAGATAGCTCTATAAGTTTTAACTTTTAAAGGAGATGTAAAATGGCTAATTTTTCAGCCGCGGCTGCGATGAATACGACTACACAGGATAAGTTTATTCCTGAATTATGGTCGAATGAAGTCGTTGCTGCATATAAAAGTAATTTGGTTTTAGCTAACTTGGTTACAAAAATGAATCACAATGGTAAGAAGGGAGATACTGTACATATCCCGACACCGACCCGTGGTTCTGCAAGTGTTAAAGCTACGCGGCAACAGGTAACTTTGATTGCTGCGACAGACTCAGAAATTTCAATCTCGATTGATAAGCATTATGAGTACTCACGTTTGATTGAAGATTTGCTTGATAAGCAAGCCCTACAAAGTATGCGTCAGTTTTACACTGACGATGCTGGCTTTGCTCTTTCTTCGCAGGTTGACTCCGATCTTTGGTTGAGGGCTTATGGTCTACAGGGTGGAACTGTTAATGCAGTAAGCTCTGGCACGACTATAGATTTCGGCACGGCGGGTACTGTTATCGGTTCTGATGGATCGACAGCCTTTAATGCTGGTACAGATAATCAAGCTGCCTTGGCAGATGTTGGTATTCGGAAAGCTATTCAAACGCTTGACGATGTTGATGTCCCCTTGTCAGATCGTTATCTGGTTATTCCGCCAGTCGAGAAGAAGAACTTGACGGGTCTTTCCAGGTTTACAGAGCAGGCTTTCGTAGGTGAAGCTGGTAGCTCTAATACGATTCGTAATGGCTTGATGGGAGATATTTACGGTATTCCGATTTATGTTTCCACCAACAGCCCAACAGATACAGAAGGCTCTGTTGATGCCCGTTTGTGTCTCTTGGCCCACAAATCTGCAATGGTTCACATTGAGCAGATGGGTATTCGCACACAGACGCAGTATAAACAAGAATTCTTAGGAGACTTGTTTACCGCCGATACCATTTATGGTACTGGTGAGCTTCGTAATGATGCTGGTATCAAAATCGCGGTTGTTGCCTAAACGACGTAATTTAATTTAATGGGGGAATAATCTTCCCCCTATTCTAAAGGAGATTTATAATGGCTTTATCGAGCACTTATTATGGGCAGTCCGTGACTAAATTTGCGATTGCCTCTGAAACAAAAGATTGGGGTAGTGTCTCAGATGGGGACGAAGTTGGGGACTTTGCTTTCGCATCTATGAGTATAGATACTACAGACATAACCCTTACTGCTACTGTTACCGCAGCAGATACCGTAACAGCAGTCTTGGCTAATAATACTGGTGGCTCTATTGACTTAGCGTCTGCTACTTTGTATATAATGGTCATCCCGCGTGAGGTTATTTAATTTAAACAAATAAGGAGGAAATCTAATGTCAAGATTATCAGGATTTCCTGTTGTCTCTGCAACTTGGGATGCGAGTAGTATTGCTGATGGCAATGAAGAGGCGGTAGATGTAACAGTCCCCGGCGCGAGCCTTGGCGACTTTGTTATGTCTTCGTTCTCTTTGGATGTGGCTGATTTAATGCTAACATCGGCAGTTACCGCAGCCAACACAGTGACAGCAGTTCTGGCTAATAACACAGGAGGTGCAATAAACTTGGATTCTGGGACTTTAAGAGTTCGGGTCGTGCCTTTTGCAGATGCTTAACTGAGTGGGGGCTTTTGGCCCCCTCTTTTAACGGGAGTAATTAATGTCTCAAACAGTCACAACAGTTCTACAGATAATAAATAAAATCTTAGTTCGCTTGCGCGAATCAGAGGTAGGTACTGTAGATGAAACAGATTACTCTTCAACTTTACTTCGTTTGATCAATGATGCTAAAAGAGAGGTAGAAGATTCTTTTGATTGGATAGCTTTACAAACTACTGTTACTGTTTCTACAGTGGCAGGTACACAAACCTATGCTGTAGAGAATGCCGGGGCAGGAGCTTTTACTAACCAGAGATCTAGGCTTTTGGATGTGTATAATACTACAACAGATGTCCGGCTGACACCGCGGCCTTTTGAGTGGATACGAATACAAACTCAAGCCAATAATGAGGATGAACAAGAACCGTTTGCTTACGCACATGCGGGGTATAATAATACTCAATCTATGAATATTAGATTCTTTTTAGTACCCGATGCTGTGTATGATATGGATGTTGAGGTAGTCATTCCAGAAGAAGATATGACTACTGAAACGGATTATACTAAGGTTCCTTGGTATCCTGTTTATTTGAAAGCCTTGGCTTTGGCTATCAGAGAGCGGGGGGAAGACGAGGGAGAAGCTTCTTCGGAGATACAAATGGCATACCAGCAAGCATTAGGAGATGCTGTAGCTCTTGAGCAACGTCATAAGTGGCAAGCTCAAGGCGGAGGAGATTGGATTGTGCTAGGAGATTATTAATTGGCAAGTCAACTACAGTCTGTTGTACTTAGAGCGCCTGGAATTTACGGGTTAAATTTCGAGGGGGAGGCTGTACAAAAAACACCAGAGTACGCCAAGCTTGCAGATAATGTAGCTTATGACGCTTCAGGTAGACTTTGTAATAGAAAAGGGTTTTCTCCAACAAGTGCTAAAGAGGCAACTACGCTAGGATCTAATCCTATAACAACAGCAGCTTCAACAAATGCTGCGGATGTAGATGGAATCTCTGTAGCCCAGCAACCTACGTTGAGCTTTAGTATAACAGGAGCGTTAGCAAGCGGAGGTTCTGTTACTTTTTCTTCTCCAAGATTCGTGAGTACTACGACTGCCGGGACTGCTGATAGTGGTAAAATTGTCACTATTACAGGGACAGATGTACTAGGAAATAGTCTTGAAGAGACAATAACATTAACAGGGTCGGCAGAAACAGTTGCTGGTACAGTTTTGTTCAAGACAGTCACAGCAGTAGCTCTTTCCGCTTTCCCTGCTGCTAATGTCTCTATTGGCGTGCAAGCTTCTACAGTTTTGACGGTAGCTCACACAGATTGTGGTAGGGCTGCTGGAGATGTAGTTACTTTTAGTGGTTCTGCCGCAGTAGATGGCATAGACGCTAGTGTAATAAATGCTTCTCATACACTAGCCTCTGTCGCTGCTAATGATGATACTTATACTGTAGTAGTTTTAGACACAGTTTCTTCTGGTAGTACTGCTGGAGGAGGAAGTTCTGTAGTAGAAAAATTTATAGGCTTGTTGGACTACCCAGATATTGAACAACTATTTATGTACAACCACTCTGGAGGTAATAGTTTAATAGCTACAGCCGGTGTACCAACAGCATCAGGAGGTTCTGTAACTAAAAAGATTTATGTATTAGCTTCTCCATTTACCGACTTTGTTGACAGAACAGGTGTTACTGTTGCTGGTGGAAATGATTGGCAGTTTGTAAATTTTAATGACAAGGTAGTTGGTGCTAGAACAGCCAATACTATGATCGTGGCTACAACGGGTAACTTTGCGGCTATCAGCGCAGCAAGTGGCTCAGTTCCAGACGGTAATATATTACATAGTGCTTTTGGCAGACTTTGGGCACAGAAAGGAGATACAGGTACAAGCCAAAATATTATAGCCTATTGTGCTTTGCTTGATGAAACACATTGGTCAACGGGTGCAGGAGAAATAAATGTACTTGGAACTGCGGGGGCAGTCGCCCACGGCTATGATAATTTGACAGCTATTTCTTCTTTTGACAGATTTCTTGTAGCTTTTCTCAGGGATAGCATCGTTATTTATAATAGCCCGGATGCTCCAAGCAGTCTTGGTATAGAACAAATCATACAGGGTGTAGGCTGTATAGCTAGAGATAGTATTCAAAGGATCGGTAATGACTTATATTTTCTCTCTGCTACAGGAATAAGATCTTTAAAACAGGTTATATTTTCTACAGATAAAGTAGAACTTGCAGAGGTTTCAAAGTTGGTTCGTAGAGAATTGGTAGCAGATATGACTTCTGGTGGTGCCTCTACTATTAGATCAAATTATGATTTAGAAGAAGGGCAGTACTGGCTTAAAGCTCCATCAGGAAATATCTGGGTTATTGATATGCATACCTTGGATGAGAAGACTCCTGTTAGAATTACAAAGTTTGTTGGTACTGAGTGGTATAGTTTTGCCTACGATGAACAGGAAACTTATATTGGTTCCAAAGGTGGTATAGGCACCTACAGTGGTTTTCAAGATACGCTTCCTAATTCTTCCGTTGCTACTAATTATATCTGTGATTGGGAAAGTATTTATGCAGACTTTGATAGTTCAAGAACAAAAATATTAAAGAAAGTAGGTGTTGCAGTAGAAGGCGCAAGCGGGCAGCAGATTACTTTAAAGTGGGCTACAGATTTCTCAGGCAAAACAGGATCTAAGCAGTTAACTATTCCAGGTGCAGGTACTTTAGCAGAGTGGGGAACTTCTGAGTGGAATATTGCAGAGTGGGGAGGGGGGCTTTCTCTTGCGAGATTAAAAACATCCGCGTCTAAAGAAGGTAGAGTTTGGAGTATAGGATTTAAAATTGAATCAACTGGTAGCGAGATTTGTGTGGAGCAGTTGTCACTTTTTATGAAATTAGGGAGAGAGGATAGATAAGTATGAGTAATTATTCGCAAACGACAGACTTCTCTGCAAAAGACAGCCTTGCTTCTGGGAATGCGTCAAAGGTTATTAAAGGTAGCGATGTCGATACAGAGTTTAGTGCAATAGCCACAGCTATAGCGACTAAACGAGACACTGCCACTTCTGAGATACCCTCGGGTACTATGATGTTATTTGTGAGAACGGCTGCCCCATCAGGGTGGACTCTTTCTACTACCTGGAATAATGTAGTCCCTATAATTAA